TTGGGGTGAAAATAATTGGGGCGAAGGCTTTTGGGGCCAACAAAGCTCGATCACAGTATCTGTTACTGGGTTATCGACAACAACAGCGTTAGGCACAGAATCTGTTGTTGCCGACAGTTTAGTCACATTAGATTCACTTCAAACAACTTCAGCTTTAGGAACAGTAACAGCAGAACCTGAGCACTTAGTTTCTGTTACAGGAGTTACATCTCAATTTAATTTAGGTAGTGTTAGCATTGAAGAGGGAGCAGGTGTCACTCTTGGAAGTTTATCTACTTCATTTGGTGTAGGCACTGAGTCTGCGTCAGGAACAGTTGATGCAGGTTGGGGAAGATCTACATGGGGATCTTTTGCTTGGAACGAGAATATAGAATTTATCACTGACGTCACAGGCGTGACGATGTCTACTACATTAGGCACTACTACTCAAGAAGTAGGAACAGGTGTCATAGTTTCTGTAACTGGTTTCGAAATGACAGGTGCTTTAGGCACCACATCACAAACAGGAACTAATCTATTAACATTAGATAGTTTATCTGTGGGTGTTGCTCTTTCTGGAGCGACAGTATCAGGTGAGGGTAGTGTTGCTGTCATAGCACCTTCTGATCAATTAGATTTTGCTATCGGAACACCTGTTATTGATATCTTTACACAGGTAGATCCAACAGCAGTCACTGCAACCACTACTTTAGGAACAACAGCTATTACAGCAGACGCTCTTGTAGAACCTACTGGACTAGCGTCAAGTTTCTCTGCGGGTACAGCAACAGCTACAGGTGGAACAGGTGTCACCGTCAGCGTTTCTACTGTTGCTTTATCTTTTGCAACAGGAACAGAAACGGTTGAGGCAGGTGCATTAGTCAATGTAACAGGTCTTGACTTATCAATAGTAACAGGTAATCCTTTCTCTACACCATGGGCAAATGTGGTTACAGGAGCAAGTAATACATGGACAGAGGTAAATGCAGCTTAAAAAAAATGTTGCTAGGATAACAAAAAAAGATATATTTTAGAGAGGTAAAAACATGTCAAGCACATACTCAGATAGACTCAAATTAGAACTCATGGCAACTGGCGCTAACGCCAATACATGGGGTACTAATACTAACAACAATTTAGACGTAATTGACGCTTTTGCAGCAGGTTATTTATCTAAGTCAGTTGCGGGCTCAGCTAATATTACTCTAACAACTGCTAATGCTTCAGATACCGCTGAAGCTTCAAATAAAACAATTGAATTAACAGGCGCTTTAACAGGAGATATTGTTGTCTTTATTCCTGCTGTTGAGAGCGAATATAACTTTTTTAATAATACAACAGGTTCACAAACTTTAACTATTGCAGCTACAGGTCATACAGCTAATGGTGTGGTTATTGCACAAGGTGCAAAGACAACTGTATTTTGTGATGGTGCATCAAACTTTAATGTGGAAATACTTTCCTCTACAGATGCAGGAGCTTTAGGTTCAGGTACGTTGCCTGACGCAAGATTTCCTGCTACTCTTCCTGCAGTCAGTGGAGCAAACTTAACAAATTTAGACGCAGCGGATTTAGCTTCAGGCACAATTCCCGACGCTAGATTTCCCGCAACATTGCCAGCGCTTAATGGCTCTGCGCTTACAGATTTAAATGCATCTGCCCTTGCTTCAGGAACTGTAAACAATGCTAGATTAGACACTGTTCCAACAACAAAAGGTGGTACAGGGTTAACTTCTATTGGAACAGCAGGTCAAATCATACAAGTAAACTCAGGAGCTAGTGCACTAGAATTCGCAGATGCTAGTGGCGGTGTATCTGGTTCTACAACTCAAACTTTTAATTCTCCAGGTAACTATACCGCAACCTCAGGAACTCAAATGGCATCTATCACTGTCGCAGGTGGCGGCGGTGGAGGTGGGGGTGGATCAAGAGCCCTTCCATTTACTCCAGGAAGCAACGGTGGTTCAGGTGGCAATAGTTCTTTTGGTTCTCTTCTTACAGCAAACGGTGGTTCAGGTGGTCAGTCCGCTCCTCATGGAGGAATGGCTAATCAGCAACCTGGTGGTTCAGGTGGTTTTGGATCAACTAATGCAGGAGCAATTATCGCTAAAGGAGATACAGGTGGATCTGGAACGGGCACTACTCCAACAAACTCTCCTTCACCAGGAGGTTCAGGAGGTTCAGGTCTTGCTAATGGAGGTGCTGGCGGCAACGGAGATTCTAATGGTAGTGGTGAAGGATCTGCTTCTGGAGCAGGTGGAGGAGGCGGAGGCGGTGTTTACGGTGTATTACCTCCAAATCAATTATCTGGAACTATATCAATAACTGTGGGTAGTGGCGGCAATGCAGGAAATAAATCACCTCAATTCCCAGGAGCTCAAAACGGACAAGCTGGACAAGCTGGCTTTGTCAAGGTGGTGGACTTTACATAATGAGTAAATTTATTTTAATAGACGAAAACAACAGAGTGAGTCATGTAGAAGATACAAGACCTGTAGATGCATTAACTTGGACTGAAGTAAATAATGATGATGTTCAGCCTACTTGGTGGGTTGATCCATCAGATGGAACTATTCATCAATATAGAAAAATTGATATTGAAGAAGTGCGAAGAATGAGAGATATATCATTACAAACAACAGATTGGATGGTTTTAGAAGATAGTCCATATCAAGCACCAGATCAAGCAAGTAATCTTGCAACGATCAAAGAGTATAGACAAACTCTAAGAGACTTACCAGATCCAAATACTTCCTATAACGAAAACAATTTGAATTTTCCAAGGTTTCCTGTATTATCTTAACTTGTTAAGAGAAATATAGAAATCTTATGATAAAAGAAAACATCTACGCTGTTTCTGAGAATTTTTTACCTAATCCTGTATGTGAAGATATCATAAAAAGAGCTTCTGAATTATCTATTGAAGAAGGTGTAGCGGGAGATAAGGTAAATAAAACAGTTAGAAACTCAAGAGTAACTTGGTTAAGTGATCCTTGGATATTTGATTGGATAACCCCTGCTGTTCATGAATTAAATCAACAACTTAATTGGAATTTTGATATTTCAATTCCAGAAAATATACAATTCACAAGATATACAGAAGGTCAGTTTTATAATTGGCATATTGACAATAAATTTTCAAACTCAACTAATTATGATAGAAAAATATCAGTTGTAATTCCTTTAAAAGATGATTCAGAGTATGAAGGTGGAGATTTAGAGTTTTACGACAGTTCCGTTTCTCCTCAAAGCACTCAAGACCGTGTTGTAAAAAAAGAAGAGTTTAGAAAAAAAGGAAATTTAATAGTTTTTCCTAGCTATTTATGGCATCGAGTAACAAAAGTTACTAAAGGAGAAAGATTATCAATCGTTATATGGTTTAATGGAGTAAAATTTAGATGAACGAACAATTCACAGAAAATAAATACGTGGTTGTAGAAAATGCAATATCAAAAGAAGTAGCTGAGTTTATTTCTCAATATTTTATTTTAAAGAAAAAATGTGTTGAAGCAATGACTCATGCAAAAACAATATCTCCCTATGTAGATTATTTTGGAACTTGGAATGATCCCCAAGCACCTAATACTTATTCTCATTATGCTGATTTCGCAATGGAAACTCTTCTACTTGGTTTAAAAAACTTGATGCAAAAAGTAACTGGATTAGAGCTCTATGAAAATTATTCTTACGCAAGAGTGTATAAATATGGTGATCTTTTAAAAAGACACATAGATAGATTTTCTTGTGAGATATCAACTACGTTAAATCTTGGTGGAGATCCATGGCCTATTTATTTAGATCCTACAGGAGGATCTAATAATGAAGGTGTTGAAGTAAATTTAAAACCAGGAGATATGCTTGTTTACAGAGGTAATGAGCTTGAGCATTGGAGATATCCTTTTATGGGTACAAAATGTATTCAAGTTTTCTTACATTATAATAATAAAAATACAGAGGGAGCAGAGCAAAATAAGTATGATCGTAGGCTTTTTGTTGGATTGCCAGGATGTTTCAGACAAGAAAAATAGTATTTAGTTCTTCTTACGCCGATGCCTTACTAGCTCCTGTTCCAATTAAAAAGATTGTTCCTAGTTGGTTTAAAGAAATGCCAGGTACACTAGAGGATTTAACTTCTAGAACAGTAAAAAAATGTGTTCCGTTTTTAGACACTTTGACAAGTGGATACGCTATTTTAAATTCAATAGATATTCATTTTAAAAAATCAAAAGATGGTAACGAAATCAAATGGGCATCAAATGAATCTTTTCCTTTCGATTCAAAAATAAATGTAGGATTACAAGCACACGGTAATCATCAAATTTCAAAAAGCATGATTAGAGATGATGAAGATAGCATTTCTTTTAAATATTTAAATCCGTGGAAAATAGAAACACCTAAAAATTATAGTTGTTTATTTACAAACCCCTTTAATTATTCTAATGAAAGAAAAATTAGAATTTTAGATGGAATAGTAGATACTGACAGCTATAAGGAAATATTTATTAATTTTCCATTTTTTATCAAAAAGCTTAATAATGATGAAGAATATGTTTTAAAAAGAGGAGAACCCATTGCATTAGTTTTTCCTTTTATGAGGGATGATTGGAAAATGAAAATTAATAAAAATTACTTGAGTGAAAAAGAATTAAATCTTACTTTTATGAAATACTTTTCAAATATATTTGATAATTATAGGAGTAATTTTTGGAAGAGAAAAAAATATGACTAATCTACAAAATTTTTTAATTAGAAGAAATATTCTTGAAGATTTAGATAATGTAAAAGTAGAAAATTTATTTGCTGGAATTTTTACCATAGCTATGGGAGTAGTGCTTAAAAATTTTGATTTTGCTTTTGAAAAAATTCAATTACTAAATGAACAGTCAAGATATATTTCGGTGCAGGGGGAGTCAGAATGGTTTTTTGATGATCAAGAGAGAGCTATTAATTGTTTTTTTCCTGTAATACATGACGAAGAATTAAATATATCTTTCATATATAAAGATCAACAACACATACTTCCTTTAGAAAAAAATTATTTATATTTTCTTCCCTCTTGGATGTCTTATAGGTTTATAAGTAACAAAGATAAAAATGAAATTAAAATTGCTCATTTTTGGTTTTTTTCTGAAAAGAAAATAAAAAATAAAGAAAACAATACTTGGTGGTAAGATGTTATTAAAACTAATACAGTCAAGCGAAACAGCTATAAACAGCGTTTATATACTTGAAGATTTTTTAGATAATACAAATCATTTAAATTTTTTGTGTGAAAAGATAAGAAGATATACCACGAAAGATGAAATGAATCACACCACTAATGTTAAGGCTTCAATGACATCCTGGAAAAAACTTTTAACGGACAATGATTTTGATTTTTTACATAAAAAGATTTTAGAAACATTGTTTAATATTTTTCTTCTTAGAACTCCTCATCCAAGTATGACATATACTTTAGACTATAAAGATTCTTGGGGAATGTCTCATGAAAAAGGTAATTTTACACACAATCACACACATATAAATTGTGTTTTTTCTGGAGCATTTTATTTTCGTGTTCCTTGTTTTACGGAAATGGTTTTTGATGATTATGAAAAAAGTATAGAATTAAAAGATAATATGCTTTTGTTATTCCCTGCCTTATGTAAACACAAAGTAGGCAAACACACTTCAGATGAAAAAAGAATATCTATGGCTTTTAACATAGATTTAAACGAATCACCAAATTAAGGAGTACAAAAATGATAAAACCGGAAGAACTTAAAGACAAGAATTTTAAAATATTTTTAGGTATGCCCATGTATGGTGGCATGGTTTCAGAAGCAACAGTTCATGGACTGTTAGAATTACAACAATGGAGTATGGCAAAAAAGGTTGGTCTAAGATTTCAATCAATGGGTAATGAGAGTCTTATAACCAGAGCCCGTAATACAATTGTTTCTATGATGATGGATCAAACAGACTATGTAGCGACTCATCTTTTATTTATTGATGCTGACATTGGTTTTCAATGGCAAAACATAGAGAGGTTATTATGTGCAGATAAAGACATTGTTTGTGGTATTTATCCTAGAAAACATATTTATTTAGAAAAAGTAAAAAAAATATTAGAAGAAAATCCTAATGCAACTTCTGACGAGATAGAAGCAAAAGCACTTGGATATAATGTAAATTTTGATAATCCAGACTCAATACAAGGCGAAAACGGTTTTTTTAGAGTTAATGAAGCAGCCACTGGTATGATGTTAGTTAAGAGAGAAGTATTTCGTACAATGATGAAAAAATTTCCAGAACGTAAATATGAATCTGATCAAATTGTCAATGGAGGTTATTATCGTTCTGATAATTGTTATGATTTATTTGCAGTTGGTCCTTATGAGACATTAGATAAAAAAAGATATTTGTCAGAAGATTATTATTTTTCAAGACTATGGACTGAAGAATGTGGTGGTGAAATATGGGCAGACTTATCAATGCCTTTAACACACTTTGGTAACAGAGCATTTAAAGGTCATGTCGGAACTTTGGTTGCTAAAAAAGACTAATTTATATATATTGGCACAATGCCATTAGTTAATTTTAGACCAGCCCCAGGCATCAACAAAGAAGTAACCGACTACACAGGCGAAGGCAAGTGGACAGACGGTGATAATGTACGCTTTTTTCAAGGAT